TTTTTTGATTGCCTTAGATCCGTCTATGTTTTCCTCAAGTTCAACTTTTACTTTTCCACATTTGTACTCAATATTATCATTTGCTGAACGTTCTGCAACCCTCTTACCTTTCAAACAATCTGACATTGCTGGCTGTATTCTATGTTCTGTAAGTTCCCCTGCTATAAACATACAAAGAGCTACTACGCTACTGATGACCGTTTCCATTTTGCCTTACCTTATCTTTTAATTCTTCAACATCATTTAATGTTTTTTCTAATTGTGCTTTTAAAAATTCTATATTAACTTTGTTCGTCATATTTTGTTCTTGAGTTTTTTCTAACTTCTCTGTTGTCTTATACAAATCTTCTATCAACATGTATTGTTCTTGGTCTGTAGGCAATTGTTCTGATTTTTTAAGCAAGTCAGCTTGAAATAACTCTCTTGATGTCTCCAGACTGGTCAGCCTTTCCATAATCTCGGTATATGCGAACACGCCAGCTACAACGCCTGCGATTATCATGAGCATGTTCTTAACAGGCATGCTTACAGATGTATTTTCAGATATCTTCATGTTGGTCCTCCACACAAAGCCAAAGTAACTAACATTACTATTAACAAACCTGTAAAATAATAGTTCATCCTGGCTACCTCTGTCATTATGTTAACCAACTAATAATCTTTTCCCACCATTTGTTTCCTGGTGCTTGACTCAAACTGCAATCACAGTGAGCACATTTGTTAATACCTTCGTGAATGTGACGCTTCAACATGTGTCCACATAAATCACATATCTTTGGTTGTGGCGGTTGTTTAATCATGTTTCTTTTCCTCAATCTCGTAGAAAAATTTATCTGTGTCTTCAGTCTTCCACTTACCAGTGTCTTCTACATTCCACTCGTTCGTTTGCACCTTCCAATCAGGAATATTATCTTTAACCGTAAATGAAGGTAAATCCCAGATACATCTATTATTTGGCTGGGCAGCATAATTGCCATCATTCAAGGCTATTATGTGAGCACACTTATGTTCGTGTGGTATTTCTGAATGATCAGTGTCGATTATATTACCATTAGGATGGGCCCAGTCAACTGTAAATAGATAGGACCCATGATGCCATTTTTTATCTTTACCAATGTATTTTCCGGAAGCTGCGCTTAGAATATTCCAATTAGTAACAGCAGGATAATAACTAAAAGAATTCCAAAGCTCCAGTTCATCCAGTCTTCTTGCTGGTACGTCTTCGACTTTGAAACCACGTTGGATAAACGCGTTAAGAGGGAGGCGATAAAAGATTGCGCCATTTTCCATAAGTGCATGCCATAAGATAGCGCGACCCCCCAAAGAGCTAAGACCAAAGATAATGCAGTCTTCAACTTCTCCATGATGTTTTTTAAGGTCATATAAATACTCCTTTTTTATTTGCGCGTATTGTACAGGAATATTTGCATTTAAGTAAGCCATAATTTCTCCTCATTTTATTGTACCCCAATTTGGTCCAGATTCATAGTCAACCTTATTGGGAATTTGTAAGTCAACTGCATGTTCCATTATATCTTTTATTTTTGCAGCTTCTAAATCATTTATTACAGATATATCAAGTTCATCATGTATCTGTATATGCGGTGTAATACCTTCCTTATATAATTCCAACATAGCTTTTTTAGTCATGTCAGCAGCGCTACCTTGTATTAATTTATTTAATGCTTTGTAAGTAAATGCTCTACGACTATCATTTTCATGCCAATAGTTTTTTTGTTTGTTACCATTTTTGTCAATAACAAATTCACCTTCATCATCTTTTATATAAGGACCCATAGCTTGAAGTTCCAACATTCTTTCATGATCTTGAGGTGGTATATATTTACCCCAATCATTACCTTTTAGTATAGGTTCGTATTTAGGAAATCTACATTTTCTATTTAAAATAGTTTTGATCTTACCATTTCGTTGTGCTGCAGTCATAAGTTTATTTGTAAGTTGTTTTACAAAAGGAACTTTACTATGATAGATGCCAAAAATTTCATCAGCTTTAGTTTTACTTACACCTAACTCTGCCATAAGTTTAGCTTTACCCATACCATAAAACAAACCTAAGTTAATTACTTTAGCCTGATTTCTTGGAATCTTAGCCATGTCCGCTACCAACTGGTGAAAGTCAGCGTTAGGATTATGATCATATGAATCTGCAATTTCATTTACAGATGCAAGTTTAAATCTTAATGCATACTCTGTAACTAATCTTGGTTCCTGTTGCGAGTAATCAAACGTACCCCATTTACAACCTTCTTCAGGTATAAATAATGATCTTATCAATGGACCAGTCTCTGGATCCTTTGCTGGAATCTGTTGTAGGTTAGGATTAGAATAACTAAATCTACCTGTAACTGTACCTCCATCATCAGATCTAATTTGATTTATTTCTGCGTGTATTCTACCCTTATGTTCGTGTCTTAATATTGTATCTATAAAAGTTGTATTGACCTTGTTTATTTTTCTAGCTTCTGCTATCATCTTAATTGTAGGATGTTCATGCATAGAGAGAAAATTTTTAGTAAATGAAGGCGCACCTGTTTTTTCAGTTTTGTCAAAAGGTAAATTTAATTTTTCAAAAACTTTTTGGATACTTCTTGCGGCCCATATTTGAGTTTCTATTCCTGTGTCTATTTTTATCTGGTGTATTAATCGTTCTTCTTTTCTGGTTAATTCTTTTTTTAATTGATTGGCTTTTGTCACGTCTACCCGCACCCCTAGGTAACGCATATCGACTAAACAAGGAAACAGATCAGTCTCTAAATTAAATATCTGTTGACAGTCCTCTTCTATTAATAATTTTTTCAGATGTTGCCAAAGTTTAAAAGTTAATTCAGCATCTTTTTCAGCATAAGCTCCTACTTCACTTGCAGGTAATCTCCACATGTCAGCTTTTGGATCAAGTCCTCTTGACTTTGCAGCTTCATTCAAAGCTCTTTCATTTTTACCTTCACCTAAATAAAACCATGACAAAGCATTAAGTGTGTATGCAAATCTATTCTCATCTAAAACAGAGCAAGCGATCATAGTATCTACGATTAAACCATTGATTTTTATACCTAAATTACGTATCCAACATACATCGTACATTGCATTATGAAATATTTTTGTAGCTGGACATTCACAAATATCTTTAAACCACTCTAAAGTTTTCTTTCTGTCCATGTTAGGAGCTTCACCATGAGCAATTGGAAAATACCATTTATCATTATAAGTTGCCACCGCAATACCAACTACTTCACCATTACCTGTAACTGCACCAGAACCTTTTGATTTTAAATCAGGATCACGTGTTTCTAAGTCGATTGCAATCTCATCATAATCTCTTAGATCAGGATATTCTGTGGGCTGTACCCATTCGGTTTGTGTTAAGTATTTAGGTATTTTCATTTTTGTAATATGTATTTCTTTTCTACTAACTTATTTAATTTATTTTTATTACTAAAAGCATACAAAGCTGCATCATAAGTATGAGGAAATATTTCCCAATCAACTAATTTATTATAAATTTCAAGTCGAAACTTATGTTTGTTTACAGTAATATTTTTTGCTTTTAAATTTCTGTTAGGCATTATTTTTTCTTTTTCATATCATTCATTTTTAACATCTCTAATTGACAGTAATGTACTATCTTTTTAAGATCTTCAACTCCACCTTTTCTTTGGTAACGACAAACGTACTTTACAACGTTGCCTTGAAAAAATGATAAGTCATTTTTAGAAATGAACTCGTAAGGTTGAATAGGAAACTTTGTATAGTGATTCCCGCCCACCTGAGTGTATTGTGGAAATGATTCCTCAAATATATCTTTATGTGTCATAGTTGATACTCCTTTAATATCTTTTTTGCTTTCAGTTTATATAAGTTATTTCTTGCTCTTGTGATACCCACGTACCACACTCTATTCTCTTCATCTTGTTTGTCAACACTTAGACGAATACCTTTTTGTACTTTACCTCCTTGGTGTAAAGATAGTATTACATTATCTTCTTCACCACCTTTCGCTGCATGAATTGTAGATAACCAAACTCTTGCATTTTGAGAAAGTATTTCACCCCCAGAAATTATATTTCGAATGTAAAGTATTTCTTTCTGATCACCAACGAAAATGTCATACCAATTTTTTTCAGGATTCCAATTGCCATTGGGAATATAATCTCTAACATCATTAATTTCTTTATCTTCAAGTTTTCCTTCACGTATCCATTTAGTATAAAGCATCGCTGCGTTATACATTCCAACATTAAAACTTTTACCTTTATTGGTTTGATAATAAATATTTTTAGATTTTAATTGTCTTGCTATATCTAATAAATTGTCTTTAGTTCTTGTAAGAATCAACCACTTACCTTTTGTAAGATCAATTTGTCCTAAATTACTTATGTGTTGTGCATAACCTTCTTCACTTCTAGGAAGATATTCTTTGTGTTTCCTGATGCCTGATATACGATCTATTGCTATTTGAGATTGTTGCTGTACAGCTTTAGATATTCTTCTTGAATATCTTAAAACTTTTTCTGTAGCAGGTTCTTTTATAAATCTATTTACATCAGCTCCAGCCCAGGCAAAAATAGCTTGGTCATCATCACCAGCTAAATACATATCATCACAGTGTTCTTTTAATTTATCATATAGTTTCCATTGTAATGGTGATAAATCTTGTGCTTCATCAATAAAAATAGCTTTAAATCTAGGTATCTTATTGGACTCAATAGCTTGTGTAATTAAATCATTAAAGTCTAATAAATGATTTTTCTTTTTATATTCCTGTAAATTTAAATCAATGTGCTTGAGAGTAGGCCAGTATATATCTTTTCTATCATGCTCATTTAAATCGTATTCATCTCTTATGTCTATGTTTTTATTAATAGCTCTTTGTATCATTTGAAAATAAGGATTGTTGCAAGTTAAAAAATGTGTTTCTTCTTCATTGTATTTGTCTGTAAAGTTAACCCTTACATTCAACATCTTACCTAAATCTTCATAGTGATGTGGTTGAATAATATCTTCTTCAGTTTTATTTAATAAATGAAAACAAAATGCGTGAAGTGTTTGAAAGTATGGAGCTTGCTTTTCATCTACACCAATTCTTTTTCTAGCTTCACCGGCAGCTTTTCTTGTAAAAGCAAAATAACCTATCTTGTGATAAGGTGTACCAGTTCTAATGTAAGCATTGACTCTACGAATTAATCTAAACGTTTTACCGGTCCCTGGTGGACCATATATTTTAATTGGTTTCTTCACTATACAATATTCTCTTTATCTTCTATTATTATTTTTTCATCTGGTATTTCTTCTTTCATCAAATCACCTGCAGGTATTTTTAAACATCTTACAGGTGGAAATGATTTTTCACTTTCCCCTTTTGGAAATCTTTTTTGAATACCAAACTCACCTTTGAAATGAGTCTTAACTAAAGTACCTGTTCTAGGTCTGTCTTGATTCCATTCATTTCTTTTTATCTCTTCGTAAAATTTATCGTAGTCAAAGTAATAATATTCATCATCCTTTAATACAGCACCACTTTTAAATGAAGCATATGTTTTAGCTTCGGGTCCATTTACATAATCTTCTAAGTATTTCTTTAACATTTCAATTGGATTAGTACCAGCAGGTGGTTTAATATCCTCTTTAGTGGCCCATAGAGCGTCCAGGATAGGCTGATATTCATTATTCTTAATGATGGGAGGAAATATTGATGTTTGATCTGCTATAAGCGCTCTCATCTCTTTCATTTCTGAAATCTTTTTTATATGTTTTGCATGTATTTGAACAACTTTACTGTCAGATAGTTCTACATTAAAAAAATATTCTGGGTCAGGTTTATAACATATTTTTATTAACCCTGATATTTGAGGCCAACTACTTTCTTTGTGACTACCAATACCAAACTTTCTACGTAGACAAGTTCCCTTTGCACAATAAGAAGATATAGGTAAGTCATGACAAGTATGTCCAGCTGTATCTTTACTCCAACTTTTTATTTTTTGATTTACTTTGTCATCACCCCACACTTCATCATACTTAATAAAATCTCTTGCAGCATTTAAAACTTTTTTACCCCAATCATCTTTAAATTTTTTCTTAGCAAACACCATGTAATTAAATAAAAATCTATCTCTTTCGTCTTTTAATTTGTTCCCTGATTCCTGAACCTGTTTGCATATCATCTGTAAACATGGAGGACCATCCAATAAATCTTCTGGACCACCAGTTAAAATTTCTTTTACCTTTTTGTTTGATACTTCTTTTAATGATTCTTTTGTTTGTAAATTATCTTTTACTACGTTTACAAAATCTTCAAACTCTAGTTCTGTTCCATCTGGTAATAATGCTTTACGTTCTGTTTTCTTGAAATAAGGTAAGTTAATAAATGATCCAGAAGTTCTAACATTATCTTGATTCATTCCTAGTTGTGTTTGTTTAGGAAATATTTCTGTTTTAGAAGATAGTCCAAATAAAAATAATAAGTTTTGTAAAAACTCTCTAATTAAAGTTGCGGGTACTTTCTCTTCTGTAAATACATAAATGTGAAGACCATTACTTTTTGATTTAATTGGTATGACAGGTAAGTCTTTGTCTTGAATTACTTTTAAGTAATGATGAATATCAAAACTAGAATAATCAGATGGGTCAATATCAATTGCACCAAAGCTAGCCATACCTTTATCATCACATGCTTGTATACCTATTGCACGTTTACCATCCAAATGATCTTGATAATCTTGATCAGATATATTTCTTTTAGACCAGCCATAATCACCTGGATCAAATTTTAATTTGTTTGTTTGTGGATCATGATAACCATTGTTAACATTACAGAAACCAAAGTCTCTTTCTAACCCACTAAAATATTTTCTAAATTCTTTCATAATTTATACGGCGCCTCCAGTCTCCCTTCAGCGCCGTTGTTATAACAATGTGTTATACTATGTCTTCTTGTTTTTGACCAGCATCATATTTAGGTTTAGCAGTCCCTTTAGAAACTTGTTTCTGAAGTTGTGCTGCTATCTCATACATAGATGCATCGTCTTTATTAGCAACATCAAGATTTCTTACTCTTGATGGTTTGTAGACATGCCAGCTTTTACTTCCCGCAGTTCTTCCAATTGTGTTTAATTTATACACAGCTGAATAACTTGCAGGGTTAAATGAACCTTGATCATCTGTGAATCTTAGATTCTTGATAAGGTTATTTAACTCCCTCGCTGGAGATAAATTAGAAGATCTCATTGGGATCACTGCAGGTTTTAACTCACCATCTACCATTGCTAGTACATAGAAGTATGCAGTCTTCTCAACATAATTACCATTAGGTAATCTGTATCTTCCATTTTTTTCTTCCACAGCATCGGCTGGAATCTCTAAATGAGTTCCTACTGGAGCTGAAGCACTATCGCCTCTCTCCTGCCATTCAGGATACCTAGTTTGTGCGTGAGCGATTATAATATCTAATCCCTCTTCACCACTTATAAGCTTACTAAACCCTGATGCATAAATCATACCAGGTTTAGCTCCTTCTACATGCTTGGCGTCTCTCTCATTACA